AGGGTATGTATAAAAGCAACAGTCTTGTGGAAACTGGTACCATCTACACAAATCAAGAAAACGACAGTTTGTTATATGCAGACTCGGGAAATATTTTAATAACCGACACCGTAAGTCCCGCGGACATTGTGGCATTCACAGGCACACAAGCTGTTATCTATTACCCTTTGTATCAGTTTGCCAGCAACAGCATTGTTTACAACATACAACATTATGTCAACGCCCCAGTGAACACAGGCAGTGAAAATGTTTGGGTAGCAACAGGTAGAATCAACAACACAGGTGCTATTTGGTATAGCAACAACCAAACCACATGGAACACTGTGACTTTACCGTCACAATTTGCCCAACGCACAGTCTATACCAGCGCCATACGAGAAAACACTTGGTATTTTGGTGCCTGGGGCATCATACTCACAGCCAACAAGCTGGTTGGCCCTACTTGGGAAGCAAGTCAAGAACTTGTGGTTGCTCAAGCACAGCCTGATATACGATGGATCTCAGTGAATCCCGACAACAACATGTTGGCTGTAAGTTCCGGAGCAATTTTCTACAGTGCTGATGGAACCAGTTGGGCAGGCTATCAAAAATCAGGGTATAGCTTTCAGGGTGCAGCGTGGTTTCAAAATGCCTGGCGTGTGGGATCTAGCAGCTTGCTGGCCAGCCAGGTCTTTTCGTCAAGTAATGGCCAAGACTGGTCCGGCTCTAGTGTGGCTGTTAGTGCTAGAGATATTGTTGTGTTGCCTTGACAAATACAGCGTCATAGCACAAAGTTAGCACACACAAAGGAGATACAACATGTCACTGGGCGTAATGGACCCTGCAGATAAAGCACGGCTGACCAATCTTGTTAATGAAGGCGTGCAAGTAATGAGCGACGTTCAAGCACTTAAAGAAAGTTTGAAGGAAACTGTTGACACTGTCAGTGAAGAAATGGACATCAAAAAGAGTGTGCTGAATAAAGCCATTCGCATTGCTTGGAAAAACACACAAAATCGCAATGCCCTGGAAGACACACGTGAAGAACTTGATGAAGTTGAACAGGTTCTCATGAACGCTGGCCTTAAACTATAATCTAGAATCACAACGAGGTAGAGTATGACTTATATTGATGGATATGTTGATAGAGAAAAGAACATTGTCCACATCGTGGAACGCACAGCTCAAGGCGTGAGAAACTTTGTAACATATCCCACTCAATATGCTGTGTATTGGCCTCAGCCTCAAGGCAAATACACAAGTATTTTTGGTGATCGACTGGCAAAGTTCCAAACATCAAGACATCAAGAGTTTCAACGTGAACTGCGCATGCTCAGTCGCGAGACTCTCTTGGAGAGTGATATTGATCCCATATTTAGGTGTCTGTATCAAAACTATCGTCAAAGCCCCACTCCCCAGTTACATGTGGGGTTCTTTGACATTGAAACTGACTTTGATCCCGATCGTGGCTACAGCACACCTGAGGAAGCCTTTAATGAAATAACAGCAGTAAGTGTGTATCTTGCATGGATGCAACGATGCTTTACCTTGGTAGTTAAACCTCGCAGTTGGTCACAAGAGCAAGCACAAACTGTTGTTGAGCAGTTTCCTGACACCATGCTTTGCGATACTGAATCCGATCTATTGGATATTTTTCTACAGTTGATTGAAGATTGTGATATCATAAGCGGGTGGAACTCAACCACTTATGATATGCCCTACATCTATAAGCGAATTCTCTTAACTTTGGGAAAAGAACACACACGTAGATTGTGCTTGTGGAATCGACAACCCACCAAACGCGAGTTTGAAGCTTATGGGAAGCGACAAGTCACATACGAAATTGTGGGCCGAGTGCATCTTGACTATCTTGATTTGTATCGCAAGCACACTTATCAAGAACTCCACAGCTACAAATTGGACTTTGTGGGCGAGCATGACACTGGTGATCGCAAGGTGCCATATGAAGGCAGTTTGGACCAGCTTTATAATCGAGACTTTGGCAAGTTTATCGAATATAACCGACAAGACGTCATGCTGTTGGTCAAGATTGATCAAAAACGTCGGCTTATTGAACTTTGCAACAATCTAGCTCATGAAAACTGTGTGCTGTTGGCTACAACACGTGGCAGTGTCAAGCTTATTGACCAAGCAATTGTAAACGAAGCTTGGGACAACAACTTGATTGTTCCCAATCGTCCTCAACATGCAGATGATCGTGATGATGACGTAGTAGCTGAAGACGATGACGACGACGATTTTGAGCAACAGGACTTGGGTATTGTGGGTGCGTATGTTGCTGATCCCGTGCAGGGCATGCATGAATGGATTGGTGGCGTGGACATCAACAGTCTATATCCCAGCACTATTCGCGCGCTGAACATGAGTCCCGAGACGATTGTGGGTCACATTAGACCCGAGCAAACGCAAGCTTTGATTAAAAAGCGCATGACACAAGAAAAGAGAACATTTGCTGAATCTTGGCAAGGCATGTTTGGCACCTTGGAGTTTCAGGAAGTTCAAAAACGCAGTGATATTCCCTTGATTGTGGATTTCACTGAGGGTGGCAACTTGACAGTCACAGCTGGTGAGCTTGCACAACTGGTATATAATGGCAATCGTGGTTGGATTTTGAGTGCTAATGGAACTATTTTTGCCCAAAGCAAAACCGGAATTATTCCGCAGCTATTAGACAAATGGTATTCCGACAGGAAAAAACTTCAAGCCGAAATGAGAAAATATGCCAAAATGGCAGATGAAGAATCAGATATTTCTCAAAAAGATGAATATCAAAGGCTTACAGGATTTTATGACCAGCGCCAGTTGATCCAAAAAATCAAATTAAATAGCCTGTACGGGAGTTTGTCAAACGCCGGAAGTAGATTTTTTGATGAGCGAGTAGCGCAAAGTGTTACGCTAACTGGTCGCTGTATTGTTAAACACATGGGTAGCAAAATCAATGAGATAATAACTGGTGATTACAACCATAAAGGACCGGCGCTTATTTATTCTGATACCGACAGCCAATATTTCTCAGCGTATCCTGTAATGAAAGATCTTCCTGAGTTTCAAGACTTTGCTTGGACAAAAGAAGCCGTTGTGGATCTTTATGATAAAATTGCTGATGTAACCAATGCTAGCTTTCCAGAGTTTATGAATCAAGCATTCAACTGCCCGGAAAAGAATGGTGCTATTATCCGTGCAGGTCGTGAACTTTGTGCTGAGCGTGGTATTTTTATCAAGAAAAAACGCTATGCAGTTTTGATTTTTGACAAAGAAGGCAAGCGCAAAGACACAGATGGCAAACCCGGTGAAATTAAAGCCATGGGGCTGGACCTCAAGCGCAGTGATACGCCTCGTGTAGTTCAAGAGTTTCTCATGAGCGTGCTTACACAAGTGTTGACTGGCAAAAATCAACAACAAGTGATCGACAACATATTTGAGTTCCGAAAAGAGTTCTCTAGCTGGCCCGGCTGGATAAAAGGCACTCCAAAAAGAGTTAACAAACTCAGTCATTATCAACAAGCCAAAACTACAAATGAAACTTGGAGTTTGACTGATAAAACCAAAAAGACCAACTTGCCAGGGCATGTGCGAGCTAGTTTGAATTGGAACAAGCTGCTGAATCTGTATAACGATCATGGCAGTGTGAAAATTCAAGACGGCAGTAAAATCATTGTGTGTAAACTTCGCGATAATTCTTTGAACATGACCAGCATTGCCTATCCCATTGATCAAGATCATCTCCCTGACTGGTTCAAACAACTGCCGTGGGATCACGCCGAAATGGAAACTGCACTAATAGACAAGAAGATTAAAAATCTCTTGGGAGTTTTGGACTGGGATCTTGACAGCAGTCGTAAAAAATCATCGGCAGGCAGTTTGTTTTTCTAAAGCTGCTTGCTTTGCACACCTAGAACAGTTACTATATAATCCAACAAGGAAATATTCATGACACTGAAAGACATCTTTAAAGAAATCAACACATACGTAGCTAATACTGGTATGTTTGAAAAGATCAAGATCAATGTTGACAACAATATTGTCAGCGTGGAAGCTTTTGAGAAAGAGCGGGGTTTGGTAAAAGGCAAGTTCACCAAAGCAGTTACTGAAATCGCAGGAAGTTTTGGGCTTAAAAATCTCAACATGCTGAACATCATTACAAATGATCCCGAATACTTGGCTTCCGAAAGCACTATTACAGTTAATACTGAAAGTCGCGATGGGCAAACTTATCTTGCCAGTTTGACTTATGTGAACAAAAGTCAAACTGAGATTTACTATCGCTTTATGTCCTCGGACCTGCTGCCCAAAAATACTCAAGTTCGTGAGCCACAGTATGAAGTCACAGTGAATCCTGCACGCAGCAGCATTCAACAGTTTATTTGGGCAGGTAATGGTCTCAGCAGTGTGGAGCAATACTTTAATCCACAGATACGTGATCGCCAACTACGGTTTTGCATTGGTGAAGACGGCGCACAAACCAGCCGTGGCGGTGTGGTGTTTGCACAAAACATTGATGCCAAAATGCAATGTGATTTTCATTGGAAAGTCAGCGACATTCAAACTGTGCTCAAGCTAAATGATTCTGCTGATTGCGAAGTGGCTATTAGTGGAGCAGTGGGTGCTATTCAGATCAAGTTCCAAACTGGTCAAGCACAGTGGCAGTATGTGTTTCCCGGTAAAGTAAAATAAGCTAATCTCCGTGCAGTGCTAAATAACAAGCACTGCATTTTTCACATGAAACCCAGTTATAGAACTATTTTTGTTAGTGATTTGCATTTAGGCGCTGGTGAAAGCCAAGCCCAAGTCTTTGCAGATTTTTTAAAGAACCATGATTGCGACAATCTCTACATGGTTGGAGACATGATCGATGGTTGGAAGCTGCAAAGGCGCTGGTATTGGCCCCAAAGTCACAGCAATGCACTGCGTAAAGTTTTAACCAAAGCAAACAGAGGTTGTCGAGTAGTTTATATAACTGGGAACCATGATGAGTTTATAAGAAGCTTTTTACCAGATTTTGATAGTTTTGGTGCAATTGAAATCGTAAACCACACACTGTATCAAGATTTACAAGGCCGGCAATGGTTTGTCACACATGGTGACATGTTTGATGCTGTTACTCGTCACTGGAAGTGGATAAGCAAGGTGGGAGATAGACTTTACACCATGCTTTTGGAGCTCAACAGGATTTTGGCTTGGGCGAGACGATTTTTCGGCTTGGGATATTGGAGTCTCAGTCAATATGCCAAACAAAACACCAAACAAGCAGTTAGTTTTATAGCAAAGTTTGAAGAACACCTAGCACGTCACGCACACACTCAAAGTTGTCACGGAATTATATGCGGTCATATTCATACTCCGGCAATCAAAAAAATACAAGATGTAACATACATGAACACAGGTGATTTTTGTGAAACATGTAGTGCATTAGTGGAAACTCATGAAGGTGTTTGGCAGTTGCTTCAGCTACAATCAGATAATACATGGAAAGTCATCCAGCAGTTATGAAAATATGTATTGTAACAGACAGCTGGCAACAGATTAATGGTGTAAGCACTACTTTAAAAAACACAGTAAACTGTTTGATAACCATGGGACATGAAGTTTTAGTTATTGAACCCAGTGTGTTTAAAACTTGCAAGTTTAAGTTTTATCCCGACATTGATTTTTCCTGGAATATTTGGAAAGTAGGCAAATTAATTCAAGATTTCCAGCCTCATGCTATTCACATAGCAACAGAAGGACCCTTGGGTATTGCGGCTAGATGGTATTGCAAGGTTAACAAACGCCAAATACCACATAATACCAGTTATCATACCAACTTTCCGGAATATTTAAAGTTATCGTATGGCATCCCCTTGACTGTTAGCTATAAAGTACTGAAGTTATTTCACAAGTTCAGTTGCAGGGTTTTAGTTACTAACCATGATATGAAAACTCAACTGGATCAACGTGGGTTGAAAAATCTTGTAGTTTGGAGCCGAGGAGTAGATCTTTCCTTGTTTGCTCCTTACAGACGATCGCAACAAGTTCAAACAAATTTGGGACCTGGACCTCGGATTCTGTGTGTGAGTCGAGCAAGCAAAGAAAAAAATCTTGATGCGTTTTGTCAGTTGTCTGTGCCGGGAACAAAAATACTTGTGGGCGATGGACCTGAGTTAGCACGCTTGCAAACACAGTATCCTGATGTAAAATATTTGGGTTGGAAAACCGGCGCTGATTTGGCTGAACTATATGCCAATGCAGATGTTTTTGTGTTCCCTAGTGTTACTGATACATTTGGTGTTGTGATGTTGGAAAGCATAAGCACAGGCACTCCGGTAGTTGCTTATAATGCCATAGGTCCACGGGAAGTAATAGAACAAGGCATTAACGGCATCATAAGCCAAGATTTAGCACAAGCTATTCCACAGGCTTTGCTTTTGGATCGCCTCACGGTGAGACAAAGCAGTCTAAAATGGACGTGGAACAAATGCACAGAAGTTTTTTTGGAAAACTTAGTTGCAATAAAGACTTGAAAAACTACAACAAGTCACATACAATAAAAATATAGTTTTAGTATAAAGGCAAAAAAATGACAGATTGGGTCTGGGTAACATTTCAACGGGAAGGTATTCACAAATATCCCGCAGCACTTACCGATCCAGCCCTGGAGTCAGTGCGATTCCTAGGCTTTGAACATCGTCACATGTTTCATTTCCGAGTATGGATTGAAGTACATCACGACGATCGTGATCGAGAGTTTATCATGGAAAAGCGTTGGATGGAAGGTCTATATGGATCTGGTACACTGCAACTGGATTATCAAAGCTGTGAAATGATAGCCCGTGGACTGGCTGCACAGTTGCAACAGCGTTATGCCGGTGAACATCGCAAGCTTATGATTGAAGTAAGCGAAGATGGTGAAAATGGTTGCTTGATGGAGTTTACAGCCGAATGACTGTAAACATTTGGATTTTCAGCTTAGAGCCTTTAGACAATCGTTACACTGCACAGTGGCATCATTGGGTGCCACGAACATTGACAGACATGGTTGGTCAGCAACAGCTGGATGTTCGTGTTCACCAAGTTGACGGCAAGCAAAACACTACAAAAACCACAGCTGGTGGCTTTTTAAACTTCGTAGATACCAACTTTTGGAAAAGCAGTCAGCTATGTGCTTTTTTGGACTTGCACAATCAAGGTCAAACAACACCTCATGATGTGTTTTTGTTCACCGATGCTTGGAATCCTGTGATTTTGCAACTGAGATACATAAGTGATCTCATGGGATACAACTGGCGCATGCACGGGTATTGGCATGCGGGGGCATACGACCCCACGGATATTTTGGGTGTTAAAATGAACAAGCCTTGGCCTTGGCATTTGGAACGTAGTTTATACTATGCCTGTGACAAGAACTGGTTTGCTACTGATTTTCACAGGCGCATGTTCTTAAACAATCTGGGAATCATGGCTAGAGATGAACATCGCAGCGGACTAAGCGGACAGCCTCATGATGCTATTATAGCTGCCATGAACAACCTGCCCGAGGTTGCCAACAAGGCTGGAGTTATTTGGCCGCATCGCTACAACAGTGACAAACAGCCCGAGATTGCAGAAAGTCTTGCCAGTAACATGACAGTGCCCTGGTTGCTGACACAAAAGCTCAACCTGGACAAACAGGAATATTATCAAGTGTTAACACAACACCAAGTTTTGTTTTCCTGTAGCTTGCATGAAAATCTTGGCATCAGTGTCATGGAAGGTGTTCTGTGCGATGTGATTCCAGTGTTACCACAGCGGTGCAGTTATCAGGAAATGTACTTGCCGGAGTTTCTCTATCCTGCCAAATGGACTGCAAACTGGGATCAGTTTTTGGCTCATCGCGAACAGCTAGAGGATTTTATCATGCATCGAATAAACAATCGGGAAAGATATCAATCAGCTATGAACAAGCAAAAGCAACTGCTGAAAGATCGATATCTGCAAGCAAGCACCATGTATAATAGTTTGCTGCAAGATATTGTCACCACAGCCAAGATATAGTAAACTCAATCATGATACCTACCACATTTCACCTAGCAAACGACGTAAATCCTCAGGCTAGAGATTTTGCTGTGAGGCAAAAAGACTATGCTGTGTTTTTGCCCAGCATTTCAGCTATCTATGTTCGTCAGGCCAGCGACTCCAACAGTCGCGTGCCACAAGCACTGCCCGGAGGACTGACAGATCTTGATTTTTTAAATCCCAAGACAAACTTGTTTTACTATCCCGCTGCCCTTTACAGCAGTGGGCATAGTGTATGGGACATAAATCAAAGCAATCAGCAAGAAAGCATGGTTCAGCAGCGAGATCGTTCCCGTACTGTAATTGTTGGTGACAGCGGTGGCTATCAAATCGCAACTGGCGTGTTAAAGTGGCCCTGGCAGAAAAAGGCACAGTGGACTGACAGCGATTGGACTAGAGAAAAAGACAAGATCCGCTTGCAAATTCTTCGTTGGCTGGAGCACACCACTGACTACAGCATGGTGCTGGATGTGCCTACTGGCAGCTTGCTGAAGTTTGGTTACGATGAGTTTACTGGAGAGAATCTTCATCCCGGTGTAAAAAACTTTCGTGACTGTTTGACAAGCAGCTTGGAAAATCACGAGTTTTTCATAAAAAACCGTCGTGAAGGTGCAACCAAGTTCATGAACGTGTTGCAAGGGCGTAATCAAGCGGAAGGTGACATTTGGTGGGATGCTGTTAAAGATCTGCCTTTTGAAACTTGGGCATTTTCCAATGTGCAAGCCAGCAACTTTGCCATCAATCTTAGACGTATTATTATCATGCGAGATCAAGGTTATCTTGAAGGGCGTGATTGGATACACTATCTAGGTAATGGAAAAATCAAAGCTGGTTGTGCGTTAACCACACTGCAACGTTGCATGCGCAAGTTGATTAACCCCAACGTGACATTGAGTTATGATGCAGCCAGTCCCTTTGTCATGGTAGCAAAAGGGCATCTGTATCACAGTTGGGTGTGCGATGATCGTGCCATGGCATTTAAAAGTGGAGCTATGCCTGATGACAAACATCTAAAAGGCAGCAATCAGTTACTGGAAGCTTGGATAAAAAACCTCAATAAAAAATGGCCTCATAAACCCACTAGCATATCCCAAAAGCTGCCTGTTGGTGATATTTGTGTAAAAGGTTATCAAGATCTCCAATACAAAAAAACAGCATTTACACCCAGTGAACTACAGCAGGACAAATACATGTCAAGCTGGGAAGGCCGTAACGGTGAAAAGCACTGGTATAGTGCAGCTTATCGAGAATATCTTGACAATCAAAATCGCGGCCTTTGGCATGACGATGTTGAACGTGAATGGCCCGAGCATGAAAAATATCAAGTAAAATGGCCCAGCAGTTTGGATGGCATGAGTTATGTATTGGGCATGCATCACAATGTCGAGATGCATTTGGATGCTATTATATCAGCATGTCATGACCAAGATCTTCCCCTAAGTCAAGCAACACAGTTGGTAACTCCTGATCTACTAGAGTTTGCTCATGGCTTGTGTGAAGAAATTCTAACAAGTGAACGTCCCATGGACATAATCAATAAACATGCCAAAATGTTGGGTAGAATTACCGGCATGGATGCTGACAACAAAATACATTTGGACCTCAAGGACATATAATGAACATTCAAGAAAAGGCACTTAGTGCCGAAAAGTTTTTTGATGATTATCGACAAGCTCGTGACCAGCGCATGATGTTGCAGCGTGAGATGGAATCCTTTCAAGCAAAGATACAACAAAGTTACCAGGACATTACGCGCATGGAGCATATAATCCAGCAATACATTAGCACAGGTCGAGATATAATGACTTGTATTTTGGAATACGACGAGCAAAAAGCCCCTTCACTATCTAATGGGTTGGGATACGGTTATGTCACAACAACGGCTGACATAGGCATGGGCACAATTGATCTAAAAGGATACGACAAGATACCAGGTAGGATATTTAGATAGTTGATATTTACAAAAACATATGCTAACATATGCTACTGACCAAGAAGGATAAGCAAAGTGCGTAAAAGTCAAGAAATTCGTCAGCGTTTGATTGATCAAGGGCGTAGCTTCAACTGCAATGACAACATAAGCGATTTAATTCAACATGGTGAAATGGATCAGATTTTGCAAGAAGTCACTGATAGTTTTCAGCAAGTTCTAGATAGTTTGGTTATTGACACTGAAAATGATCACAACACACAGGAAACTGCCCGGCGTGTTGCCAAAATGTTTTGTTTGGAAGTATTTGCCGGGCGTTATCAAGAAAAGCCTCGTGTAACTGCATTTCCCAATGTCACAAGTTATGATCAGCTTTATGTAACTGGCCCTATTACTATTCGCAGCACATGCGCCCATCATTTCCAAAACATT